GCGGATCGCATCCACGACCGCCTGCGGGTCACCACCGTTCACGTACACGTTCACCTGGCCGCCGCCCATCTGCCCGTTCGGCACGACCTGCCCCGACCTCGAGGGGATGAACAGCTCCGGACCAGACTCGCCCACCATGTACGGCGTTCCCGCCGTGACCTGACCGCCGAGCCGCCTTCCGGTCACCGCGTCGATGATGCCCGACACCGCCTGACCGAACGGCGACTCCGCGATCTTCTGCGCCAGCTCGACGACCTTGTCGATGACCCGTCCGATAATCCGCAGGAAGTCGCCGAAGAAGTCGATGACCCCCGCGATGGCGTCCCCGACCAGCTCGAACGCCTTCTTGAGGACGGTGCCGATGATCGGCGCCAGCGTGTCCCGGATGAACGTGTAGATGGGCTTCATCGACTCGAAGAAGTCGGAGAACTTGTCAGAGTTCTCCGCGATCGCATCCCGAATCTTGTTGAACGCCGTCTGCAGCCCCTCGAGGACCGGGAGGAAGATGGCCTGCAGCGTCGGGATGATGTAGGTCGTGACGATGTCGGCCAGCCGCTCAAGCACGGCCCGGCCCTTGTCCATGTTCCCCGTCAGGACGTCGGCGACCTCCCGGATCTTCGGAGCGAACCGGCCCACCGCGTCCGCGATGAACTCGAACGCCGGGATGCCCTTATCCAGCAGGAACCCGGCGACCTCCGTGATGATGGGAAGCAGATGCTGCCCGAGCTGCGCGAGCGTGTCCTGAAAGCGGGCTTGCAGGATCCGCTGGCTGTTCGCCAGACCGTCCGACGTGTTCGCGAAGTCCCCGGCCGTCTTCGCCGTGGACTCCATCAGCAGGCCGAACCGGGCCTGGACCTTCTCCTGCTCGGTCATCGTCTGACCGGCCTCGATTAGCCCCTCCCGAAGCGCGTACGCCTGCACCTCCGAATCCAGCAGGTTGATACCGAACCGCTTGAGCGGCTCCGCCTCACCCGACAGACCAGACTGGAACACGCCCAGCGCCTCGGACACGTCGATGTTGAACACCGAAGCGAAGTCGGCAGCCCGGGTCGAGATGTCCCCGACGAACCCGGCGATGTCCCCACCCTCACCGACCACCCGTTCAGCGAACGCCGAGAACCGGACCGCCGCGGCGTTGAAGTCCGACTGCGACACACCGAGCTGGGTCGCCGACGTCTCCCCGAGCGCCAGCACCCCCTCGGCCGCCCTGCCGTAGGCGACATTGACGGCGTTGATGGATTCCTCGAGGTCGGACGCGGCCGACACCGAATCCTTCCCGATCTTGAACGCCGCCACCCCCACCGCAGCCCCGGCAGCACCCAGGGCGACGCCGACCTTCTTCCCGAAGCCATCGAGGATGCCCTGGGCCTTCCCGACCTCCTTGTTCAGAGGTGAGGCATCACCCGAGATGAGGACCGAGATGATGCCGGTGCCACGCCGCGCCATACCAGCCTCCTACGGTCGCTTCGTGGTCCGGAATCCCAACTGACGGGCCATCGGGAGGTCCTCAAGGTACGCCATGTAGGCCGCCATGACTTCAGGAACACGCTTATCCATGGCGTCATAAAGGAATGGATTAGGTGCGATAGGACCGCCCCGCCAGCCCTTGGCAGCGTTCGGACGGCTCGGCCAACCGAAGTGAATAGGACCGGCGTACGGCACGGCCTTACGCCCCATTCGGATGATGCCGCCACGAGTTGTCCCGGTCGTACGCAACGTCCCCTTCAGGCGTCCACTTCGCACCGGGACCATCGGCCGGGCCGTTGTCGCGACAATGTCCGCAGCTTCCTTATTCACTTCTTTGAGGCCGGCTATCGCCTCATCGCCCAGCTTGCGCAGGTCCCGACGCAACTCGCGATACCCGACCAGCTCGAGCTGCGGTCTCATTGACGGGCCTTCTTCGCACGATCGTTCAGCACGAGGATAATGGCCCGGAGCATGTCGAAGTCCGACAGCAGCTCCGACGGAGGAATGCCAGTCTCAACGGCGACCTGTGCGACCGTCCACGTCACAGACCGCCGATCTAAGGGCGGGCCGGCTCCTCCACCATCTGCACGTCCGAGACGTCCTCGAGCCACCCCTCGAACGGCTTGACCACCGCACCCGAGTGCTGCTCGGCCTTCCACGCCAACCAGTAGACGTGCTCGGCCTTCTGCTCCGCCGCGAACGCCTTACCGATACCCGTCTTGAACTGACGTTCGAACGCGACCACGACCGCAGGATTCAGCCGGTAGTCGGTCTCGCCGTCAGCCCTCACAACCCTCAGCGTGAGGCTGATCACGAACCGCTCCTATCAGGCGGTGCCCCGGGTGACCTGCCCGGACACCGGCCACGTGACGTCCGCCGTCGACAGCTCGCCGACGCCGCCCGAGATGGGGTTCCACTCGGTGACGAGGACCGTACCCGTGTACTTCGGGTTCGTCGCGGACACCGCCGTCGCCGTGCCGACCGCCCGGACCTCGAACGACGCCGTCCCGCCGACCAGCGGCGCGATCGTCGCGTCGACCGACGCGGCCGCGAAGTCCTGATGGAACGACAGCGTGATGGACGAGTCCTCGAGGCCGCCGGTACGGGTCCGGCCGGCGTCGCCGAACGCGGTCGTCTCGACCGAGTCGAACGACTGCGCGATCTCCACCGAGTTGATGTGGTCCGACAGGTCCACGCTGTTCACGACGACGTAGGCGTCGGTGAGGACGATACGAGCCATGCTTACTGCTCCTCCGCCCTGCTGGGCGTCTCCGCCGCCTTCCGCGGCTTCCGGGTCTTGACCGCCGCCAGATGCCCGGCGGCGACCGCGGCCATGATGTTACAGCCTGCCAGGTCCGATTCCCCCAGCACAGCCCCTCGAGGGTGGACGAACCGGTCCGACGTCACCTGCCAGGTCATGCCACCACCTCCACTTCCAGCTCGACCTGAAGATACGTCGTGTCCCCCACCGACACCGACACGTAGTTCCGCGCCTCGGTCACCCGGCAGGTGTTCACCACACCACCGAGGGTCCGGTCGGCCTCGATGGCCGTCTTCACCGAATCCGTCCCGATCAGGTACTGGTCGAGGTTCTTCTGGGCAGCCCGGTCGTTCGCCCGGCCCACGATCACCGTGATGATGTAGTAGGACGTGTCCGCGCCACGCTGCGCGTTCAGGTCGTACTCGATGCGGTCCAGCATCACGAACGCCACCGGCGGCCGCGGGTCGTCCGGCTGGTAGGCGTACGCCCGCAGCCCGTACACGTTCGCAGCCTTATCGGCCAGCGCCTGCCGGACCTCCGTGACGGTCGGATTCATCAGAACTGAATGCGCCGGTACGGCTTCAGCAGCGCGTCCACGTCAGGGTCGAGGAACCTGGACACCCGCATCGCCCCCATCTCCCCGAACCCGGCGACGCCGAGCGGCGAGTCCAGCCGGGTGAACAGCCGGGCCGCCTGCAGAATCGTCGCCTGCTTCACAGCCTCCGGGGTCGCCGACCAGCCCCATGTCGCCGTCACCCGGACGGTCGCCCGGTTCTCGAACACGTCCAGCGGCCAATACCCGTCCTCGAGCGGGCGGATACGCATGAACGGCAGCGTCAGCCCTCCTGCCCGCGAGTTGAGCGGCTCGGCCTGCCAGTCCACCGTCCGCAGCGTCGTCGCGAACGACCCGTCCAGATCGTCATCGATAGCGACCGAGGTGACCGTGGTGGCGTCGTCGATGGGCAGCACCTCGAACCTGCCCGAAGGCACGAAGTCCCGGGCCGATGCCGTCCCGGCCGCGTCGAACGTCCGGCCGCAGTAGCCGTCCACCCAGCCCGACGCAGACGTGATGGCCTGCGCCAGCAGGCTGTTGTCCACGTTGTCCGTGATCCGAAGGGACGCCTTCAGCTCGGACAGGGAGCAGTAATCGGCCATACGAGACCTCCGATGCGTCAAGTCTACCTGCGGTCAGTTCAGCGTCCCATAATCCGCCCGGAACGGCAGCCCGTCGCAGGCCAGGTTCCCCCACGGCAGCACCGTCACGAACCGGGTGCCGTACAGCTCCGTCAGCTTCCGACAGATACCGCCCACCTGCTTCGCGGCGATGGCATACGTCCGGTCGTGCGTCTGCCCCTGCGGCTCGTCGTAGTAGCCGTCGGCATTGGCAGATTCTCCGAACCGGCCGCCATGCAGGCCGACCGTGAACACCGTCCGCGCCCCGAGCACCGCCGCGAAATGCAACGCCGAACCCGACGTGGACTGCGACACGAGAAGCCGGCCCGGTTCGGTCGGAATATCCCGGTCCGGGTCGAAAGCATGCGCGTGATTGTTCCAATGCTCGAACACCACAGCCCCCGGGATGTCCACCTGCGGATGGTCCGTCCAGCCCTGCTCGTGCCTCGAGGTCACCAGCACCATGTCAGGATGATCGGCGGCCAGCTGCCGGAACCAGCCGCGTTCCCCCTCCTTGTCCGCCTTCGTGACCGTGTACGCCACCGGAATCAGCCGGGCCACCAGGTTGATACCGACCACCGTCCGGCCGTCGAAGAACCCCGGCCCGAACATGCCGACCGTCGGGTCCGACCCGACCACCCACACGTCCTCCCCGGCATGCCGGCCCCGCAGATCCTCGAGGGTCAGACCCACGACCAGAACCTCGGCGCACACCCCTCCACGTACGTCACGTTCTCCTCCGACCCGCGCACCGGCGTCCGCCCCACCAGCCAGTTCGTCACCAGCTCACACCCGGCGATCTCCGCCTCGATTACCGTCGTCGGACACGGGTCGAACACCTGCTTCGCCAGCAGCACGAAATGCGACGACACGTCCATCGCCGCCAGCACCTCCGACCGCGGCACCCCCGTCAGCTCCACCAGCTCCAGCCCAGCCTGGCGGGCCCACATCCGCGCCTCCACCCGGCCCTTCTGCGGATGGTCCCGCCCGGCCCACAACGCCTGACGCCGCTTCGGCCCCGGCCGCGGCACATCCGACACGTCGAACCAGCCAGAACAATGCTCACCGAGGTCGAACCCGAAATAGCGGCGCATATCGTCCGACACCCACACCAGAGGCGACGCCGCCTGAAGCAGCGGCAGCTGCCACGGCCGCGGCGGCGACATCAGCCACACCAGGGGAGCCAACCCCGCCAGAATCTGCACATCCTCCGGGGTCAACAGGTCCAGCCCCGCCACCACCACCCTCTCACAGCCCTCCAGACGCTCTGAGAGCGGCTGAGACCGGTCCCGGGTGTCCACACACCGGATAGGCGTTCCGGCCGGCACACGCGACCTCATCGCCTCCTGAAGCATCTCCGCGCCACCGGCGTACCTGCCGGGCAGCAGCCCCGGACGGGCCGGCGCATCGTCAGCCTGCGGCCATTGGTGGGACACCCAGCCGATCACACCTGCATCTCCAGCAGCTCCCCCCACTTCGGCAGCCACTTCGCCTCCGAATAGCCGTCGGCCTTGATGATGGCCTTGCGGGATTCGCCACGCTTCGCCAGGTACGCCTCCTCGAGCGCCTGCACGATGCTGTGGACGAACGGCCGGTGCCAGAACGACAGCTGCGCCGGATCCCACTCCGGCTGGCCGTCGACCGCCCACGAATCCTCGGAGAGCAGCTCCGGGGTGGCCGTAGCGTTGGAACCGATCAGCCGGGTCCCGCAGGCCTGCGCCTCGATGGTCGGGATGCCGAACCCCTCCCCGAGCGACGTCGCCAGCAGCACGTCCGCACGCGAATACATCTTGGCGAGCTGGTCGCCGTCGAACACGCCCATCCGGTAGGCGTACTGGTCGGGGAACCGCACCTGGTCCTTCAGGCCGACCGCCTCAACGAGCGCCGGCAGGTCAATGCCTGCCGGACACTTCGCCTCCGTGTGCAGATAGATGTAGACATCGTCATGCTTGGCGGCGAACACGGACAGGGCCAGAAGGTTCTCTGACCATGCCTTCCGCGTCGGCGCCGTGCCCTTGTTCGCCGCGTTCATCATCACCACGAACTGGCCGTCCTCCGCACCCATCAGCTTCCCGCCGCCCTTCTTCGGTCGGAACTCCTTGCCGACCGTGTGCGGCAGGTAGGCGGCCGTCAGCCCCTTCCGCTCAAGCTGCTCGAGGCCGAACCTCGACATCGCAACCGGCGTCACGTTCTGCTGCCCCGACCAGGCGGCCACCGCCGGAGGCACCGGGGTGTGGTCGATGGGCGTCCACGACACGATCCGGTCGCACTCCGCCAGCCGCGGGTTCTTCAGCACCCAACTGTCGAACAGCGTGACCAGCACCGTCGGCTTCCCGGTCTGCGCCTTGAAATGCATGTAATGGCCGACAATCACGTCCTGCGAATAGCCGTCGTACCCCTGCGGGTAGACGAGCACCTGCCGGCCGGACGGCAGCCCCATCGTCGCCGGCTGGGTCTGCACCCCGTAGTTCGCCGAGATGGACACCTCGAAGCCCTCGCCGGTCAGCCAGTCGGCCAGAACCGCGGTCTGGGTGCCGTAGCCGGTCGGTGCGTTCGGGGCGTTTGACCAGATCTGGACTGCCGGGCGCATCACCTCTCCAATAGGTAAGGGGCCGGCCCCGTGCGGGCGGCCGGCCCCGAACCTATCGGAGCGCTATCAGCTGGCGCCACCGATGAAGTACTTGACCGCGTCGCTGCCGCCGCCGCCCAGCGCGCCGTCCAGGCGGATCTGCGCCCGGAAGGTGACGAGGTCGTTGGCGAAGGCGTAGTCGTCGCTGCGCGCGACCTCGACGCCGGCCCCGACGATGCGGGTGTGGTAGGCGCCGAAGTCACCGAACAGGACCGACTTGACGCCGGTGCCGATGGCGGCGACGTCCGGGTTCTCGAAGATCGGGTAGCCCAGCAGCTGGTCCGGGCCCGAGATGACCGGGTTGTAGATGTAGTTGCCGCCACCGTCCTGCAGCTTGCGGACGGCGCCGAGCGAGGCGCGGTTGAGCATGAACCCGGCCTTCGGACGACGGGCGTACGCCGAGTCGACCGAGTGCGCGAGGTCGATCAGGTCGTTCGCGGAGAACGCACCCGCGACCGCCGTCGAACCGGTCTTGCCCGCACCCGCGCCGGGGACGATGCCGGCCGGCTGGACCGTGCCCGTCCCGAGCGTGAGCAGGTAGTTGACCGCCGTGCCGATGGCGATGGCGAACTGGTCGCTCAGGTAGTCGACCAGCCCGACGGACTCCTCGGAGAGGAGCTCGGAGCTCACCTGGACGAGACCACCGAACTTGTGCGCCCGGAGGGTCAGAGTGGTGAACTGCGGGTCGGTCTCGCCGAAGACGGCAGCCTCAGCGGTCGCCGTCGCCGCGGAGCGGGACGACTCGACCGGGACCTTGATGTCGTTACCGGACTCGGTGCGGAGGACCGTGACGACGTCCTCCATCGTCATCGGGCCGGCGTACTCGAGCTTGCGCTGCAGCTGGTCGTAGAAGCCCTGC